GAACCTGTTTAAAGAAATGACCGGGAAGGTTATCCCTATCCAATCCGGCTAATTGGGAGACTCCATATACAACACTACTGAATTTAAGCGTTTGCACTTATTTACTAGGTTTCTTTCTTGTAGGAACTTTTCGTACTACCGGACTTCTTTTAGTAATATCTTTAGGAATTTTCCTTTGTTGTTTTGGTGGTGGTTTTCCTCTTGTGGTTTCTTTAGTGCCAACTTTTAAAGCACCTTTTAAAGACCCACTAGCAGGTTTTCCTTTTAAGATGTTACCTAAACTCTTTACATCTTTTTTAGCTTGTTTGTATTCGCGCTTTACTGTTTTTAGGTAAGTCTTCGTAAAACTAGATTTTTTATTAGCCATAATTTAAATGTTTAAAGAGTAGCGTCTACTTCTACCCGTTCGTTTGGGCCAAACACCTTCCGATACGTGACTCGACCTCGCGGCGTGTCATAATACCCATGTTCTTTCTTCCCGCCGTATCCGACTTGTACTTTCTTTCCTCCAGCACTCTTAACCCTACTCTCTGGATTGTCACGCAAATATTCCTTAATAAATTTACGATCACTCCAGCAACCATACCCAAGGCGTTTGCCCCAGTAATGGTAAGAAGTGGGTTCTATTCTAGCTTTGTGCTGTCCAAAACTAGTTGTATGCGATTCGTTTCTAGCTGCCCCAGCAACACCGCCGGATTGGTTGGCCCGTGAGTTTTGATGCTCACGAGCCAACTGTTTCCGAAGTGCAGCCCCCACAAGGGAGGTCATTTCATCACTCAACCCTTCGGGAGCATACATGTTACTTACGTTCCAATCGTGTTGTCGCAATCAAAATACCCAAAGTTTTGGGGATTGTTGACAACCAATGCCGCAATCGCTTGGATTAACCTAGCTGGGCCACCGCCGTTATCGGTCAATTCCTTAATGTTCGGAAGTGAACTATAACGAATCTCCACTTGGTCAAAGGGAATGACATATCCTTTGAAGTTAGTAACCACACTCACCGGTTTGCGAGCAAACGCATCCGTTGTTCCAGTAGCGGTGGTTTTACCCAACGGCCCCTGATTCAACTCGCTGATAAAGGTCGAGGGGTGCAATCTCATTCGGCCAAAATCTCCTTCGAACAAATCAATCGCATTGATAAATGTTCTTGAAGAGGCATCTTGGTTGAATGTTTTAATCGGAGTAGCGTGTTCAGCACCAGAAGTTACCGAAGATATGCTCTGCGTGAAGTTTGTAAACTTACGCTTCAAAGCAGTTCCAATAACAGCATCGTAATCACGAATAACACCAGTAGTGTCGTAGATACTCTGCAAGATAGCCTGAACATCAGCTTCGGTTAAAGACGAAGACGTTCCCTCGTAACAATGGGCTGCCGGTATAACATAGTTCTCATTCACACGATGAGGAGAACCATTAGCTCCACCGGCATCACTAACAGAATAAGCGGTATCCCCGGCAAGCGGCCCACAAATAATCTGTGTGTATCGACCTCTATTAGCTGCTACGTTTTCAGTATCTCCACCCTTATCGGCATCATCAATAAGCATAAGGTTAGCTCTACGTAGGAAACTACCCAACGCTTTGGTTGAATACCCAACTGGAGCAAGATGGCTTCCGCTTGAACCGTCTTTATTACCAGTACCAACAGCTTCCGAAGCAGCATCTTGATCGGACAGGAAAACAGTCTCCATATCACGCTTTAACGCAACCAATTTCTTGGCAATGCCGTTTGCAAGTTCCGATTTGACACCAGCAACGACTTGAACTTCGTTAGCTATGTTACCAATACGGAAAGTGCGCCTAAACATCTGAACGAAATTCTGCGCCAAGACACGTTGATTAGCAGGGTTTCCAAACACCGCATTATCACCCAAGTTAGTTGTACTAGCTTGAGCCATATCCACATCTGTACCATCCAAATATGCTGTAATATCTGCATCGTCGTACTTATCCATCTGCCATCCCATTACAACATTACCGGGCTTCTTCCCCTTTTTCGCCATTGAGGTGAAAACGGTAGATTTAGCATCGACATTGCTGATAAGGTCTGACAAATCCTCACGACCACCCGATTGGGTAGCGTCTGCATATCCACTTTCTAAAAGTAGTGCCATAATGATTTAATCCTTATAAATAATCAGTTTCTAATATTTTCGCTAAAGCATCAGAATCTCCGTCAGTCTTGAAGGCTTTCCTAGCGGAATTTGAACGTGCTTGTTGAGGCTTATCCACAACTGGAGCTTGGCTCGGAGCAGATGGTTGTTTCGGAGCAGCTTTAGCTTTTGGCTTCGGCTGCTTGTCCGTTGTCATCTCCTTATAAGCCTGTAGCCCCAATTGGAACATAGTCACATCTGCTTTCCATGTTGGGTAAGTCTTTAAGCCGGGGCGATTTTTTACAATCTCCATTGCTTCTTGATACCCCGCAGAACTCCGATCTTTCCAATATGGAAAAATCTGTTCCACTCTCTGGTTAACTTCAGTTTCTTCTCGAAGGTAGTTTTCCTGTTCTGGAAGTTGTGTGCGTAGTGCTTTTCGGGCATTACGCTTAATCTGCGTCACATCCTCTCTAGAATATGACACTTCCTCCCCTTGAGAATTAGTAACTTCAGTTCCATCTGCATTATCCTCTGCCCATTCCAATATCTCTTCAGCCTGTTCAATTTCCTTATTTACTGCCGATATGGATTTCAAATGGGAATATGGATTATCTTTTGCAACTCTAGGAAGATCACTTAAATCATCCTTGTTATCCAATTCCGCACGGAGGTCTTTGATCTCGTCTTCCAGACCATCAACCCTACCTTCAGCTTCCTTTCGACGGGCAGTTAGTTTGTCGATTCTCTTTAGGAGTCCTTTGTGGGGATTCTCCTTCTGTTCCTCAACACCCCCATCTGCCTGTTCAATTTCCGCAGAAGGTTCTTCTTCAACTTGAGAAAGATCACTTTCAGCTTCTCCCTCCGACTCACCACTCGGCTCATCTTCAATAGGAGGCGATTCCTCATTTCCCGCACTTTCCGCAGCGGGTTCGTCTGGCGTATCAAACATCCTTTCCAGTTGACTTGCCAATCCATCGGTGTCCAAAAGTTCACCAATGTTCGTCTGTGCAGCTTCCGTCGATTCGGGAGTGCTGCTTTCTCCCTCTACTGTGTTTTCACTCATGCTGGTTTCAAGCCCTGCAAGTTAGGCAAACAGCGTTTTTAGGGATACGCAGAAACCCACAAACTGTATTGATTCCGGTAAAGAACCAAAAGTTACGGAAATAAAACCCGTTCTCATAAAATTGTCAAGCCCTAAATTTTTCAATCATCTGGAGTTAGCTTTTTCCCATGTCTCTAATAGAGAATGCTTAAAATCAGCCAGAGCTTCAGCCCGTCCACATTGGTGACTCCTAACCTCTGGACTAATGTCCTGAACGAGAGCTTCAGACATCTCCACCTCAATCATATCTTCAAGCCTTTTCTGTATATCATCCCAAAGGGGGTTCTGGTCAAACTGGAAATGAGATAAATCCGTCATGTTAACTGACTAACCCCGATTCTCCCAATCGTCTTGTTCTCTTCTTGCATGATCGACATTTGAAGATTCTTGGAGTAGTTCTCAAATAATTGCTGAAATACCTCATCTCCTTGTAACGCCGATTGAGCTTTGGGATTCCGGGATACGATGTCTTGAGCATATTGCATCTTCGTTTTTGCTGCGGGATCGTTTTCAACATAGTTAGCTTCATTCCCAAGCATCATTAGACCAATTTCAGTCTTAACATCAGTATACATCTTCTGACTAGCCGTGGCTTGGTCTATGATTAACTCTTCGGCAATGTCTGGACTTATGGCTTTAGTCACCATTCCAATCAACTTGTTCCTATCCAAAACTCCACCAGCATCTTGGGGAATAACGTATTGGCTTATTGTCGCTAGTTTCTTATCCACATATTCGGTGTCTAATTCCCGAACATCATATTTCAAAACAAAGTCGAACTGCATCATGTCTGATCTAGGAATAACTCCCGAACCAGTAATCTTCTGTATTTCCTCTGGGGATAGAAACTGTAGGCACAAAGTAAACATTTGCTGATATGCTTCAGTCCAAGTTGTTAACCAGTTATTCACCATGCGCTGTTGCTTCAATTGAGTCTGCACGGGCGGCACACCTTGGTTAGCCCTTCCAAAATAACTATCTGCCTGTCTTTCCACGATTTCAATAAGGTTTAGTGCCGTGTTGGGGGTTCGTGGCGGCGGCTTCATAAACTCATAGTCTCCCTGTTTAGTTACGGGGAGTTGGACTGCGGGGCCAACTTTATTAGCCAATCCAATCCTCTTGTTCACCATGATAGGTGGAAGTGTTTCAAAAGAGGTGGAATCAAATACCGAGTCCCGTTGAGTCTTGATTTCGTTTTGCCAAGTCTCACATATTTCAGGGACTCCACGGGACTCTACTACACGCCTTTTAAGCCGTTCCCGTCTAAATTCAATAAACGGATACCGACAATGGACATAATCCAGCAGTTCGTGTTTGGCGAAAATATCATTTCCAGAATCGTCTTTTGTGTATATCGGACTGAAAATAGTGTAATAAATACCCGGCATGTTATTCTCATTGATTTGCCGTGTGTATGCGTAAACAACTTCAATGAGATTGTCTTGTCTGGTTATTGTGTCGTTTATGGATAGGTTGGAGATACTTTGTGAAAATTCAAAAAACTCCACAGACTTACCCGCCGTATTCACCACCTTCTCAACCCAAGCCTCATCCCAATCTTCGTCAACTGTTCTAGCCCGGAGTTCAGTTTCAGTTAGAAAAACTCGCCTGAATATAACTCTAGCTGATTGTAGGTCGGTTGTTTCAGGGGGGAAGGTTACGTCCTCCCAAGGTTTGAGAGCCACTATGGAAGGTTGGTTGACTGCAATATAAGCAACTGGGATTTGGGTCTGCCCGGTTTCCCTCAATTCTTTTATCGCTTTTTTAGCTTCTTTATCGGTAGCGTTAGGGTATTGAGCTTTAATAATTGCTATCGCTTCGTCTTCCCTATCCGGGTCGGCTATAATTT